CACATCCGTAAAGGCCCATTGAGGGAAAAGATCAATGTAATATGAACTATTGTCCTTTTTGTGTCCAATCAGAGTGATTTTGATTGGATCAGGATTGAACTTTTCCCAAACGATGGTCTGGATTTTCTTCTGAACACTTTCCAGCCACTTGGTGTCACTGTAATAGTAATCTTCTTGCGCAACAAAATACACACGTTCGATCTGTTCAGGTGTCAATGCTGCCATGATCATGGCGCGTCGTTCATCCGAACTGAATGGATTTTTGATAGTGCGTGGACGGTTGTCCGAACCCATTACCAAGATTAGTTTGTCAGCAACTTCCAATGCACGTAGGACGATCGTATGATGTCCATCGTGGTATGGTTCAAATCGTCCCATGAAAACTGCGTAGTCGTATTGATTTATGCGAGGCATCTAAAAACTCCTTTTAGATTTTTTGAAAACGTCAGGTCTATCCCAACGCGATTTTATTTAGGCTTGTTCGATTGAAAAGTCAATCATCATTTAAAATGTATTGATCACAAAGCATTTTAAATTCAGAGAAGTCAATGACTTCTTTATGAGTTTTGGTGTCCCAAAACCGACACTTCAAAACTTTGACACCATCCATGCCATGGGTTGGTTTGTCGAAAACGATAGCAACCAAATCAAAATGTGATAGATACATATTGTCGTATTTCTTAAGGCTGTTGTATCTATCAGCATTCATGAACAAGCTGTTATTCACAAATTCGATTGCCATATTCAATGTTACCTTATCAAGCATGTAATGACGGTGAGTAGATTTACCACCGTTGGTCCAATCGATGGAAACATAATCTCCATCAGGATCATTCGGGGCATAATTTGGATTATGTGATACGCTTGTGATTGTGCCATAAGTTCCCAAGGCTGAAATAACTGACGTCCCGACGTATAATTTATCGAACGGGACGTCAGAAACTTTCATTAGAACTCCTTGATCATCTTCTCCTCGGACGGCATACCCATCTTGGAACCATCCTTCATCCTAACGTCAGTGAAACGTGTAGGATACTTCACGAACTGTGCGCCGCGCTGCGTATAGCCAACAACGGTCGAACTGTAAATCGTAAAGCTTGAACCGTCGTCAAAGGCGAAGAACATACCATTTTCAAGGTTGCCCATTTGAACGCGATTGTAAACGATTTTATGATCCTTGATCACAGCCTTCTTCGCGAAAATATGTCCAAGCTTGTCGGAATTCTTCACAATGAAGTCACTGAGGATAGAATCAACAGTCTGCTTAGCAGCCTTTGCGGCAACTGCATCCTTATCAGGATTAGCAACCAAAGGAGCATTCAGACGATAGGTGTTGTCACGAGCAAAAGCTGCATCAGCCATCTGCATCATATAGCTTTTGCCGTGCTTCTTCATGAAAGCTTGGCGATCCCAATTTTCTTCTGCAGCCATCTTCTGCAGAGCTTCAGCCTGCTTAATGAAGGATTCAGTCATTGACTTGTAATAGTCCTGACGAATTTGATCAACAGCCTGAGTGAGAAACTCAACTGCTTTCTTCTTGGCTTCGACTGGAATCATCGGCTTTTGCCAAACAGGAGGAGCGGAAGGATCAACTTCCTTCGGCTTGCGTCCCTTGACAATGTAACCCTTCATTTCCTTGAACCAATCAGGAAGGAAAGCAACGGTCTTCCAAAAGGCAGCATATTCGGGATACTTGGAAGCCAGCTTTTCCCAGTGACGATTTTCCTTGGCGATGGAATTTACATAAAATCCATAACCTTGGGAATCATCAGCGAAATTTGTAGAACGAAGCTGCTCTATAATCTTGCCGCGCAGCTTTTCACGAACTTCATCAAGGCGGCGAATCAATCCATAAGAAGTCAATTCACCGAAGTCGGCATTGTAAATTGACTTAGCTTGGGTACCAGCCCAAAGCTTGTCAACAGCTTCAAGAAACTTATCCTTCTGCTTGCCGTCCATATAAGACGACAATCCTTTCAATGCGTCAATATCAGACTGAGACGTCTGAACTGATTCAACGAGGAATTTACTAAACTTTTTCATGGGAACCCTTCTCTCCATTTACAATATTTATAAATGAAAAGAACCAGGAAGTAAAGCACTAAAATCCAAGCCAACGCATGCAGATATCTAAACTGAAAATGTCCTTCTTCGCATACTCATGCATCTTCGCAATTGCCAATGGCGTATTCATATCATTCATCAAGGCATCCCAAAACTCGGTTGGTGGTTTGTTGTACGGATGGAAAACACCATGAGTCAAATTTTGGAATTTCATAAAAATAGTTTGAGCTTCTACCAATCCTTCAAGGGACCAAGTTTTTGGACTGCGGTAATGAGTCATCAACATATAAAAGCGAATCACTTCACCGCCAAATTTGTTCAATGCTTCATTGACTGTAATTGCATTGTCCAGACTTTTGCCAAATTTTTGACCTTTAGAATTGGTAACAAATCCATTGTGGAGCCAAAACTTGGACATAAAATGACCATGACGAGCATAGCATTGTGAAATTTCGTTCTCATGATGAGGAAACATCAAGTCTTCACCACCACCATGAATATCAATCTTTGATCCAAGAACTTCTTCAGCCATTGCTGAACATTCAATGTGCCATCCAGGTTGGCCTTTGGCTTCCGTTGAATGCAATGGTGATGATTCAGGATATTCAAATCCAAATTCGTAATCGTTTGGAATTGGTTTCCAAAGAATGAAATCCCTTGGGTCTTCCTTGTTTGGATCAGGTTCAATTCTGTTATGTGTTAAATCAACATAAGGTTTGCGTGAAAGCATTCCAACATTGAATGCACGATTTCTCAAATAGATGATACCATCAATTTCGTATGTTTTGCCTTTTTCAGTCAACTTGTTGATATATGTACGAATGCTTGTGACATATTTTGTTACACGCGGCTCAAAATCAGGTGGTATCAATCCTAACAAAGTTTCATAGGCATTGAATTCTTGAATTTGACTTGACATGAATGTCGAGAAATCAAGGGAACTGTTGTTCACCGCAGTCATGACCTTTTGATCATAATCTGTGATATTGCGTGCATAGATGACTTGATCTATACCATACAATTCACGCAAAATGCGATATAACAGATCAAAAACGATCATTGGTCGGAGATTGCCAACATGCAATGGTGCATATAAAGTTGGTCCACAGACATACATCTTAACACTTTGATCGTCCATAGGAACGAACACATCTTTAGACCCAGTCAATGAATTGAAGAGTTTTAGGTCGTGCGCCATTTTGCTTTTTCAGCTTTCATTTTCGGTTCGACGATAGCCAGACTAAAATCTGGATGCTTTCTCCAGTAGGCCATCTTTTTATCAGCCATTTGGATTTCTTTGTTAGCTTGTCGCCTTTCAACACCATCCGTTGAAGAGTTGAAGATGAAATTCAAATACAATGAATTTCCATAATGCTTCATAAAACATTTATTCGGATCAAGTTTTGTGATCGATCCGGTGAACGGTTCAGCACTGTCACTATAACAAAAGAACATAAGGGAACCTCCAGCTTATTCGCGTTGGAAATCCACTATAGGCTTGAATTTATCTTTCGTAAAGCGATCAATTTCAAATTTCACTTCACCCAATTGATAGTCTCGCTCACGATTTTGAACAACATAATAATTGCATTCATATTTTTCGAGCAAATCAATCCAAAATTGGGTTCCGCTCTGGCGAACATCACCACCATAACGCAAAGGATCTTTCTCAAAAGGAATTCCATCGTTCATCACGATGTAAAGATCAGACTTAGTTTCATTGAACAATTGAACCAGCAATGGGTGAACCATGTAACCCATGATCTTGTAATATCCAATCGTTGAAAGCAAATCAGTGTCTTGGAAAATGTACGGAACACCACCCAAGGCTGCGGTTGCCTTCTGAGATGCATACTGAGCAAGATAAATCGTTTCCATCTTTTCTTCAGTGATTTCAGTTCCAACTGTTTCAAGGAATTCCCTTGCCCATTCAGGAACGAAATAACTGTCATATTCAGTATGAAGCTTCTTGGCCATCGTTGTTTTACCGCACGACTCAGCACCAAAGATCGTCACTCGCGTTTGGAAGTGCTGCTGCATTTCAGGCAAAATTTGATGAAAGTGCTTCACTGTATCCTGACGGACTTCGGTTGACGAAATGTGAAGAATTTGTCGAGCAATATCGCAAGGAACGAAACGCGCACCAACCAAATCAGCCAGCTTTTGCCCATATGGTTCAGACGCATACACTTCACGAATATCGCTGATGCCGTGACGACGAGCATATGTCACCATCACATTCTTCCAATATGCCCAAAATGGTTCATCATCTGGACCCGAAGGATTCTGCGGAGCGTCATCATCTTCCATCAACTGGATGATGACCTTTGGATTGTGAAGATAGTGCTTGCGAAAAGCTTTGTAACGATCTTCACCAGCGATCGGCTCCTTGGAGCGGGAACTGATAATCACCAGCAATTTCCCGCCCGCATATTCCGACGCGAAGTCAATAAGATACTGGTGCCCACGCGTCGGAAGAAGAGCCGTCATCAAAAGGATGCCGTCATACATTTGCAAGTTCTTTCTTATCCTGATTCTGAGAATGAGCCCAATCAGACCAACCCCAGACAGTGTTAGCGAGTAGGAACACGAACTGCATTGCAACCATTGGAAGTGCTTCGAAGTTGACGTAGATCGCAATCACATTGACCACTGCCCATAGATACCAATTTTCCAGTTTCTTGTTATCAAGCATGATTTGTGCCAGAATTGAAAGAACTAGAATCAGAGTATCTAGTGGAGCCATCGTTCCACCATAAGCTTCGATCGCTTTCAGGCAAACCAGATAGCTGATTGCAGTCAGACCGACATAACCTGTCAACCAAACCTTGGAATCAGAGAAAACACTGGTAACTGGACGAGTGATCGCATCAGCACGCCAACGAAACCATCCATACAATAGCCAAGGTGTAAGCAGTGCATTCTGAGCAGCCTGACCTAGTAGATCAGCCTGATAAAACACATAGCAAAGCGAAGCTGTCGCCAGTGCTCCCATTGGATAATTCCAGCGCGTCTGCTTCACACACATGTAAGTACATGAGTATGTCGTGAACACTGAGAAAATTTCCATCAGATTGAGTTCCTTGACCCAACCCATATACTGGCCAATGCCATACGAAAAGTATGTCAGAACAAAGGCCAAAATCAACGATTCCCCAAAACGTTTCATATCAATAATCCTCTATTTCACAACCATGATGCTTCAACTGATTGACTGCCAATTCTACGGTTTCAAAGTCGTGATATGCTTTACTCGCTTTTCTCTGTTCAAGCGTATCATTGAAACCGTAGATTTCATAATGGCCCATGATTTTATCAACCAACCCGGACCAAAAAGTTTCTTTCGAATTTTCACGATCGGCCTCAATGTTAGAGACAAATCGATGCGCATATTCGTTAGCGTCAATCTCGAAAGGATGACAAAAATGATCGCTGTCAGTTTTATTGCTAGGAATGAAAATCAAACAGTTTTTCCAAACACCAAACCGATCGCATCCAATATAAGCACCACTGGGATAGAATGTCCAAGGCGAAAAAACTTTGTTCGCATATTGCCAAATATGTCGCATTTCATGCGCCGCTACATAGGCAAATTCGTAAACAGAATGAAACCGTTCCCTACTGTTGAACGTTACTCGCTTGACTTCACCAATGTTGCCTTCAGCAACAGCATCAGCAACATCTGGTGCAACACCAATGTCGATAAATTCCTGTTGGAGATCAAGTTCTCTGGAAATTTTCTGACAGATTGATTTAAACTCTTCGAAGCGAAATCCAGCCCACTGGTGGAATTCATCAGAAAACATCAGCATATTAAAAGAACCTCAGACCGAAGGAGTCACCTTAGAAACCGGCTGCGCAGCCACTTCAGCGCGCAGAGAATCAAGAAGATCCAAAATTTCATTTTTAGTCAGAGGCGAAAGCATCAAAGCCCGCAACACCTCATCACGAACCAGCTTTACCCATTCAGCGTCAGAAATAGCGGCCATTTCAATCTCCATTACCACTATAATAACAATAACTGAAACATTTCATTGAGTAAAGAGAAATCTTCGTTGAATGTAATGAATGCCGGTTTTGTTCTGTTTCCAAGCCAAAACCGGCAAAAGCTCATTGGAGTCTACTGCTTACGCAGCAACTGCCATAGGAACGAAGTTATCGTTGTCCTTTATTTTGTTTGACCGCTCGGTCAGCGAATTGCCTACTTTTCTTCCTATGCGCGCGGAGTCGATCCTAATTCGTCCCCATCAAAGCTAAAACGATTTCAAGCTATGTCAACCTCAATAATGGCGATTTCTCGAAGATTATTGACTAACTAACATAACATCTGTACGCTTTTCCGAATCATGTAAACATGACCAGTCCAGTCTCGTTTTAGCCATGGTGGAGACGGCGGGAATTGCACCCGCGTGTTCCACACCTTAACGTTGAAATATCAACGGCAACAATCCTATTTAGCTTTTACACCAAATAGAAACTTTGGAGCGGTAGGAGAGGATCGAACTCCCCACGTGATGAACACGCTCAGAAGGACCACCTCACTACTAACCAGAGTCTGCCTTTGTGTAATGCGCACTTCACAAAGGTTTCTAAGGCTTTCGCTTACTGATACCGCAAAACTTCAGTGACGCATGTCACCCTCATCAGGCTCAGGCCAATCCCCGAAAGGATCGAGCAACTTTTCCATTGGAACAAATTCCAATGTATGAGCCGTGTAATTCAATTCATGGAAGTCGATCATCTGTTGACGCAAGTCAGGATTATCCCACTTCACTTTCTCAATCACAGTAGCATTTTGCCAGCTGGATTGAAATTTCACATCAACTGCTTCCGTGATCTCAAGATACTTTCCAGAGCCACGTTCAATCAGGACACCCGTTCCAGGAATAATGTTGATCATAGTTCCCTCAACACGATGAGAAATTTATGAAGAGGTTCATCACGAATTCGAATCTCTCCACTATCATTCGGAATTTGCTGGAGACTCAGCAATTCGCTTCCGTTTTCGTAAGCGGTGGACAGATAGTCCTCCAACTCACGGTCATCGAGTTCAAGTCTCTGAACTGTGACTTTTTCACCCATCGAGTTTCTCCATCAACGCAATGACTTGCGTTATACGATGTTTCCGGCCTTCAATCAAAACCTTGTTGATTTTGATTAAACCATTCTGTTCCATTTCACGGAACAATTGTCCAAGACCTTTCGAAACTCTGGTGAAATAGCGACCATCGGTGAGACCCTTAAGATCTCTAAGAATTTCTTCTTTTACCGTGTCGCGGTCCATCACCTCACCTCAAAACGGAATACCATCATCGTAGGCAGACGACTTCCAAAGAGAAGCATCCGAAAGCTCAACGAAAACCTCAGGAATGCGAGGACCGCGAGTTTCCAGATCATCCTGCCAAGCGATATATTCCTCACGAGCATAATACTCATTTTCGGCTTCGATCTGCTCAGGAGTATCACAACCGTAATATTCGCAAGCTTCACGATAAGTATTGAAATCGTCAGCCCAACCACCGAAGCGGGGAGAAGGCATATCATCAGGATGAATCGGGAAGGACATTTCTTTCATCTCACCGAGTTAATTTCACCTTATACAACCATTATAAACTAACCCGTTGAAAAGTAAAGCACTTTCTTTGGTTATGCCAAAGATTTCTTGCGGTAATGAAAATGCATTGTTGTAGGAATTCGCTTCACGCTTATCACTTTGTCGTGCTTGTAGGTGTATTCGTCAATCTCAGTGAACTTGCCACTGACAAAATCGTCGGTTTCAGTTTCAATCACAACCCTTCGATTGTATTCATCAACTCCATTGACAATGTTTGCTTTCCAGTTAGCAACACGAGTTGGTTCAGGATCAACTGTTTTTGACATATGATTTTTCCGTCAGTTTCAACCAATAGGTTCGGTGAATGTACATAAGTTCAGGATAATATTCTTCAGGCCAATCTTTGAATGACAAATCGACGTCACGTTCGAACCAATCAATCCAAAGCGTTGCGGATTTTTCATACCGCATGTATTGTTTGATTTCTTCCTTGATCCACTTGCCTAGTTCGGCACCGTCACGACCAAGAGTTTTCTTTTGAGCATGAAGTTGTTCTTGATATTGACTTGCTTCGCGTCTCAAATCTTTGATTGCTTGAATTGCAACTTCATCGTAATCTAGATGCGCGGCAAGCATATCCAAATGTTTTTCCATTTCACTGCGTTTGCGTTCTTCAGCCATTAGATTCCCAACTTAAATTTTGTTTCTGGATCAATCGCGTAATATGGTTTTTCCTGAAGCATCTTGCAGGCACGTTCTTTGAGATAATTAGGAATGAATTGTGAATCATATGTAGCGTTGAAGGTTTCTGTATCCAGTTTAATCAATTCCGATTGAAGATATGGTTCAAATTGAGAACTCAGATGAAGCAACACTGGATTCATTCCATACCAAAAACTCAACCCCAAATTGAGATGATTTTTCAATGCACCCATTCCGGCATACATTTTCCCTTCGGCTTTTGGGTTTCCATATGGTGAACTGCCGCCAGCAGAAATTTGTTTAGTTGGAATGTGGCGAATCATATACATGATCATCAATCTTCTCCATCATCATATTCATCACGACCAGCCACCAAATTCTTAATCCAGCGGCCATATTTGAATTCATTGTAACGATATGAACTGTCGTAATCTACATCACTGATCATTCGATGTTTGTGTGATTTTGAAACTGAAATCAAATTCACAATTTCTTCTTTGCGCCGATAATCAGCTGCATCCCTCAATGTTTCTGAATTGGGTCTGCGTGAAAGTTTTTCCAATTGCTTTTTGTAACGCTTGATTGTCTCAAACGGATTTTCTGGAATGTATGAGCTTTTTATTGGTGATGCATCTTGTTCTTTTGCATTTTTGCCCAAAGGCAAGAACTTCAAAGCATTCTTAGCTGTAAGTCCTTCCTGAAGGATTGTCTTTTCAAGCTCAACAACTGCCGATTTGCCCAATGCCGCACTTCCAGCAAAGAAACCTAAAAATCCACGCCTATTCATTGTTATCCCATCTGCGTTTAACTTCAGCCGCAATTAGTTTAACGTCTTTCATTTCTGATTCAAGTCCTTCCAAAGCGGCAAGCATATCAACATGATCGAATTCTTTGAAGCCAAACCTTAATGATTTGGAACAATACTTTGCAATCAATGCTGCCTCAACAGCAACCTCAGAACATTCTTCCATCAATCGTGTGTAAAGCAATTCCTTGCTTTCAGTTTCAAGTGGATATTTTTCTAAATTCATTTAATTCTCCTAATGAAAAATGGGGAGTGAATTGCTCCACTCCCCACCCAACCTCACCGAAACTAAGGGAGATTTACTTTACAACAAGCTCAACCTTTTTGTCAGCACGGACAGCATTGACAACGTCACCGATGGTCAATCCAAGAGCAGTGAAAGCTGGCTCATTGGCATCGGCCCATGACTGACTTGCGATCATCAAAGAATTGACACCGATGGTTGGAACAGACTTGTTACCCCAAAGAGTACCAGAAGGCATGATTTTGCCATAGGTATCGCTTGGCATATCGACTGGGGTCCAAACGGAGATTTCGTTGCCGTTTGCGTCCTTCATGACAACGTCATTGAAGTCCTTGTCTTCGACCGGAACAACAACCAAATCAGCTGCAAGCTTTTCAGCCTTGACTCCGACAAATTCGTTGCCCTTGGAACCGACATAGAACAGACAATCAGCGGAACGTGACTTGACTTTGACAAGCGATGCGTCAGCAGGTGAATTCAGGATTGCGAGATCCTTATATGCATCGCCGCCTTCTTCAGCGTCAGCTGCCTTCAAACCACGTGCGGTAATTTCGGCGCCAGAACCTTTTTCACCAGCGTAAATTTTGGAACCTTTCACTGAAAGATCACCCCAGGACTTAACGTTTGACGAACGATTGCAAATCAGGGTTGAATACTCGGTGTACATACCATCGTTGGTGATATTGTAATAATCGAGTTGACCCTTTTCCTTGCCGTAAACATACAGCGCATCGGATTGAGTGATTGCGACATCGCATTCACCAGACTTGATCTTGTCCAGATTTTCACCAGAACCAGCAGTGTTGAGAACGGCAACGTCAATCTGACCGCGCAGCTGATCAGCAACCTGATGAGCCACATAATCATAATTGCCGCCAGGCTTACCACCACAGATGGTCATGGTTGGATTGGCCGAAGCCACAGAAGTGAATGACGCAAAAGCTGCAAAAGCAATTGCGGCGAACATTCCAATTCGAGCGAGTTTCATTTCAATATTCTCCTAAATCAAGTTGAAAGGAATGCGCCGCAGCTTATTCTGCGAACACATACTCTTTACCACCCAGACGAACGATGCTGGTGGTATCGAGATTGATTGAGCGGATTTCGTGCTTTTGCACGTCATAGACCGCCATAAGTTCTGGATGATTTGCCTTGCGAGTTTCAACAGCCTTCTTGGCTGATTCCGAAGCTTCGTCACCCTTGACGTGGAACTTCAGAGCGGCTTGTTGAATATTCATGGAACGTTCCTCACCATTCTTCTTGGTGAATTCAACGGTCACGAAATGTGAATTGGCTTCTTCAAGAAGCTCGGTGATATATGCACGCTTTTGATCGCGTGTTGCGTTTTCAATCGTAATCTTCATTTTATTTTGCTGCCTTTGCTGCTTTGATTTGCGCACGATAGGCTTCCTTGCCAGCTTTCGCTTTGCCTTCGTCCTCAAAAACTCCGATGACTTCCCAATAACTGGTGTATCCTTCTTTTTCATCGAACCGAACAACCTTTTTCCAAAGATTAAACAATCCGTCGAAACGACTTGCGATTTCAACGTTCTTGTTGAATTCTCCTCCGTTTGAGGCATCGGAAAACCAGTTGCTCATTATTCTCTTCTCCATTATTTCGATAAAAAATTTGAGGCGGATCGTAGCCCACCTCAATTGGTAAAATTTGAAAATCTTTCACGAAGTATGCACGAGGGAGATTATCCTTTGTTGTCTGATACACATCAGCCCCAACATCATTGTGCATACAATTCAAAAAGTCGTTAATTTCAGAACGCTCTAACAAAACTGTACTCATGACACATCCCCATTTGAAGATTGAACCAATCCAGTACCACCCCCAGGCTTTTGGTAAGCTTGTTTCCTGTATCACAGGAACAGCTTATTTGATTCGCTTCAAAAAGTAAAGGACTTTCTTCTAAGATATAGAAGATTTCAGTTGAGAACGATTTTGATCGTTTCCAACGCATCAAGAGGTTTGAACAGATCGAAGTGGTCTGAAACGCAATAGGTCTCCTCTTCGCAGTAGCCAAACGCGTCACGAAATGACAGTACCCGGCTGCGATGAGTGAAACGCATGGATTCAAACTGAAAATTCCATACTTCGAACTTGCGATAATCCAAAGTGATTTCAAACAACCCATCTTCTGGATAAGGCTGAATATCAACAATGGTAGCTCGCATACCGCATTCAACGTAGGAATTAAAGTCTTCAACACCCGGCAAGAACTCAATGTCCCTGCCGATAAGAATCATATCGGATATCATTTATAATCACCCCGAAGCAATTGTACCCGTCCCTACGTTCTACATAGCTTGACGGCTGAATTAAGTAAAGCACTATTTAAGGTTTTAATGAAATTTTACGTAGATTAGGATGACCTAATTTAGCGCTCGTAAATCACCTTACGATTTGGGTGAATGAGGTTTTCAAGCCACCACACATAATCGCGGTTCGCAGGACCGGAAAACTCGATCGCTTCTTCCATACGTCCCATGAGGACCAACTGTGATGTACGATACTGCTCACCAAGGAATATGAAATTTGCCATCGTAATGGTGGGATCGAAAAATTGAAGCCACCACATGTGATTGACATTTTGAATTGACACAATTCTTGTGATGGCATCTTTTGGAATTGAACCAAAATGAGCGCAATTTCCCATCTTTTTCAATGACCATTTGTGATCATATCCAAGAGTTTTCCCAATGATGAGATTTTTGGCAAACCACTGGGTTCGTTTGGCAGTATTCCATGCAGGATCAAAATCCAATGGATACAAAGGATTCTTTCGATTCATACGATAAGTTTGTTCAAGAGTATCCTCATCAGCCACCATCATTTTCTCGATGACATCAGTATCAATTTCGATCAAACAAACTTCCTGATCGCTATCATCAGCTGCGTTGATGGCATAAAACAGGCCATACGCATTGGTGAGATAAACGACATCAGGTGATGTTGGGAAACCACCCCAACGACATTCGGATTTTCCTCTAGGTCTCAATCCTTGACGAATAGCAAGATGAGCCACAGGCAATGAAGTACCATGAACCAATAACATAACTGCCTCCCAGATGTTGGATCAGGGACACTTGTGGGCGTCCCTGATCATTGCCGAGTTACAGCCTAGTGCTGCGTATTGTTGTCTCCATTTTCGGTCTTGGCTGGCCCCGTTTCACCACCGCCACTCGGATGGTTCGGATCGGCGGCACCAGAAGGCTGGGTCTTGGTTTCTTCATTCTTGGGAAGAGCGGTCAAACCAGTTCCCTTGGTGCCGACCTTCTTTAACGGAAGGACCTTTGCGGCCTTCTTTTCCGTCTTTTCCGGTTCGGCAGGAGGCTGATTCTTGGAGAAAGGACGACCGCGCTTCGGAACAGGAACACCAGGTTCCGCCTTCAGATGGTCATGGATTTTGCCGCCGCGCTTGCCGGTGGCAGGCTCGACGATCGCGAGCGAGGCTTCCTGGTCGATACGGAAACGCATATTGGTAGGCTGCGCTTCCTTGAACTCGTTCCGGATTTGAGCGACGATATCGTGCTTCGTGGTCTTGACGAAGATCTTGCGTCCGAAAACTTCGGTCGGCACAACGACGCCCCGAACACGGGCAGTTTCAATCGAGCGAATGAGCTGTTCACGATTCATATTCATGGCATTGACTCCTTTTCACTAGTTACATAACAAAACCGCGTCATCACGGTAAGGCGATAACGCGGAATATAGGTGTCAGTTCCGAAGAAAAAAGAAGATTTCTTAAGATTTTTTAGAAACCTAATGAAATCAACGTGTTAGCCAACCACGAAAGTTGATAGGGTGTTGGAAACTGAGGCGCTGATAACGGTGTTTGCGGTTTCTGACGCACCACCATAGATGCCGTAAACCTTGTGTGCGGCATTGGAAGTGAGCGTTTGCGCTTGGATTTTATAAGTGCCAGCGACGGTTGGAGTGAAACTGAAAACAAGCGTATTGTTTGCGTTAACGATGTTAGCTTTGTTGGTATCTGAGACAGCCACCTTTGCTGAACCACCAGCAACGTTTGCAACGTTCATATTGAGAATGGATGGAGAAGTGGCAATTGAGATTGGTTCACTATAGACCACATTAACCTTATTGACAAGGTTTCTCTTGATAGTGGTGCCACCGCTTGAGTTTGCAACATACAATTCAACGATATCTGGATTGCCCATTGAAACCAATCCAGAAAGGTTGGTAATATGAACAAGGATTTCGTCTTTTTTACGAACAATACCACCAGTGCCGGTGTATTGAATACGTCTCACCCAGCCTTCTGGTGTAGCGATGATATTTCTACGATCTGCCGCAGCAAGATACTTAGGTCTTTGACCTGATTTTGACCATAATGGCATAGTGCTTCTTCTCCTTGGAATAAGTTTCAGTTATTTATACCCAAGGAGAATTTAGGTTATGAGAAAAAGTCGTCCAGTGAATCGTGCTTGACTTCTTTCAATGTACCATCATCGATGATGCCATCATTAATGAATTTTAACATCGCAACTGCGATTTTCACAGTATCGAGTGGTTCTTCATGAACAGCCGTGTAAACCTTTAAACTGGCATCGTTTTTAATGTTTTCATATTTCGTTTTACGTCCAGACAAAAACTTTTCGGATTGATCTGAACCACGTTCAGCATAACGTTCCTTCAACATTTTCTCAGGAGCTTCAATAATGATAGTCAAAAGCTCATATCCATTGTCTTGGATGAAGTTGAGCATTTTTGAATTGAAAATTCGATCACCTTCAAACACCACATGAAACTTGTTTTCTTTGAAGAATTCCTCAGCTTCAGGTTGGACAGCCATTGAGAATGTATCAGTGCCTTTGAATGACCCATCCTTGGTGTAATCTCCAAGGACCACGCGATCCTTATAAACATGGCCATTAACCAAGTTTCGAAGTTTGGTGATTGGTGTCAAATCACCCATGAATTTTAACATTAAGGTGGTTTTCCCAGTTCCAGGAACACCACCAATTGCAACGCATCTTTTTACCATGAAATTTCTATCCAGCGAGTTGTGTATCCTTCTCTGTAGTCGCCGACGTCTACCCATTCGCCGTCCACAGTTTCGGATCGTGTTTTGTAAATGAATTCAGGATCACCAATGTGACGTTTTAATTCTTGAACGATATCAGCCAATGGAAAATTTTCAGCATAATTGAAATATGTCCTTGGTTCAAATTCCAAGGAATGCCTGCCAGCTGCGGCAGCAATTTCCATTTGTTCAAGAATTTTTTTGGTTGATTCCTTGACGGAATGTTTGAATTTTTTGGATCGTTCAGCTTCCAGAAGCTTTTGAATTCTTACTGCTTCCCGATGTTCTTGAGCTTCTTTATTTTTCAAATCCGCCTGAGCTTCAGCGGTTTTCTTTTTCAAATCGTATGCAAATCCCATTATAGAAGTCTAACCTTTTCTGGGTATGGATAATATTCGATGTCAGTAATTGTGTGAATACCATATTCGCCATATGGTAAATAATCGCTGATTAAATCAATTTGTTCGTCAGTAAGCTCTTCCTCAGAATACACTTCACGTGGATCGCCAATTTCACCATTTGGAAAATTATGACCATAACCACGTTGGTTTTTAAGTTCTAGTGTCTTCTTGTTGATCACTTCAATGATAGGCAACAAAGCCTGGATTTTTTCCATTGTAACTTTATGAGTTGCAGTCACATAATCAGCATCATTGGTATCAGCAGTTATCGATAATTCGTAATATTGTTCAGACATCATTGTACCTATTGTAATTATAAAATTCTGGTGTCACATATGACCAATACCAAGTTCCATTGTAACTGTCACATTCGCCTTTGCGCCAGATTGTTTCAAACCAAACGCATTCTCCATCGCCATCTGTCATTCTGGTTGGAAACCAAGTGAACTTTTTATGCCAATGTGTTTTCTTAATATAACTGGCATATCTACGATCAGATAGCCAATCAAAAATATTTACGCAATGAAAACGCATTATTCTTTTTCGCGAATTACGTCAGCAACTTTCTTTGCTTTGGTCTTAACCTCACCAGCCACTTCCTTAGCATCTTCGTATTTTTCTGCTGCGTAATCACGAGCACCTTCATATGCAGTGCCAGCCTTGTTGATAGCAATGGAAGTAAGTTCCTTTGCATCATCGTACTTGTCTTCAACAAGCTCAGCTACGTCGCCAGCCTTTTCGATTGCGACGTCTTTAATTTCCTTCAGTTTCTCAGTAATGTTTTTGAAAATTGACATTTTATATTCTCCTCAATTGAAAAAATCTTCCAATGCGGATTTTTCAAGCTCCGCATGAATATCACCAGTTTTTAGGAATAGATGCATTTTAGCTGGATCAATAGCATTAGTCAACCATTTTTTATCCACTATTTCTTCACGGCATTGCCAAAGAGGTTTCCAGTTAATGCCGATCCAACCATCCTTTTCAACCTTTTGAATTTCTTCAGCTTGTCTATCCAGATAATAACCAAGATATCTGCCGTCACGTGTTCTGAATAGTTTCTTGAAACTACACAAACAAGTTTCCATAGCGAAGTAGTCGATTCTATGTGCAACGTCTGGAAAACGTCTTCGGGTTTCGTTCAAAACAGTTGCAGCAATTTCTTCAAATTCTTGATATTGTTCTTTGGTGATCGGTTGATCAATCAAATCTTCACGGCCCATAGCATATAGAAATCCATTACGATGGGATTCAGAACCAGGATCAGATAACAGTAATGTCTCAGGTTCGATATTCAGACCAACACATTGTTTTAAAATCTGCAAATAGAACCAAGTTGAATATCTGCCAAATTTATGAAAATCACGGATGATTGCATTATAACAGTTCAAAAAATTAGAATATGGATCATGAGGCTTGTCGCACAATTTGTTAAAATAAGCTTCTTGACTCTCATATCCTTTCAATCGATCACGGTATGATTTGAACATTTCGGCCAAATGACCTTTGTTCCATTTAGTATCCGTTTGATATCTCAGACGTTTGAAATTTTCAGTATTCCATTCATTGAGTTTATCATAACCAACCAACGCAAAGTCCGGAAATTCATTCCAGATGATATATGCGGTTGGCCAATGATAGGTTGTTCCATATATCCAGCACAACCAATATTTTTGCTCAAGATTAAATTCAAATCGATCGAAAAAATAAGTGGTCATGAATAGAGCCGGATCACAGTCGTTGATACGAACTGAGGTCCCAAACCAATCAATGAAAGTGTCGAGTCTATCCAAGATGTGTCACCATTATGTATCCAAAGATTGAAAACGGAATAATGACACCAACGATGAAAGGAATGATATCATCTATGAAAATTTCAATATATCTATTGATCAAAACAGACTCCCATATTCAATTTTGGCTTTCTTACCCAATACAAATTCATCGTACAATTTTTTGAACTCAATTCTCATCTTCAATCCAACCTGAAGATTTTGATTTTCAGCCTTTTCGTCTTCTTTTAAGGTGATGTAATTTGGATGAAGTTTTTGAAGCTCAATCATGGCTTCACGGTTGTTTTCCTTGGTACGATTGACTGAGCAACCACCTTCAGCGTTTGCCTTCTTTTCAATAGAGATATATTCGCCGCTGTAACGCAAACGTTTTCCAGATTCAATTACGGAAATTGGAACATGGAAATCTTCAAAATATGTCACCGCATCGTAACGGATGTTATGTTGCTTCAAATAATCACGATTTAGAAAACAACAGTGGGATGGTTTTCCATAGTAATATTCAGTTGGTTTCTCATGTGACATAAATGAATTCGAAGTTCCGCAAAATACATCACCTTGATCTAACCAGTCGTTCATCAAATGAAATAGATCATTAACTATGGCAGAACTTGTAGAACGTTGAGTTTTGACAATTTCATCACGTTTGTAGAACGTGAGATCATCGTCCAGCATTGCTATTTGAGGATCGTCACTTTGATCAATGATGAATTGTCGTGTTTTCGCAATGGAACCAATGAACTCAACAGGCACATCGACACGAAGAGGGTGATCATGAACTTCCTCCTTTGGGCAGACAAGATATGTCTTATTCAACCAGCCTTTAGGGATGCCGGCCAACGTAAATTGTTTGCCTTCACGCTTATATGTTGGAATGAAAATTTTCAAATCAATTTCCCTTCAATGGCTCTTCGAAATTATAAATGGCTTCGTGATAACCAATTAAATTGTGGATAGAGCCCTCAAGAAGATAAGCAACTTTTCGATGCATCTCACTCCCACTATGAAAATGGGGATCAGGTATTGTTCTTGAAGAAGTTGTGTTCCAATCTCCGATGTACTGAATTTTAGATAGTATTTGCTCACCAAATTTCTCCACTAGCTTGCGTTCATTTGCGCCGTCCATGACGAAAATGACATCAGCCTGATCAACAAGTTCCTGCGTAACAGGTTGTGAACGAACTGAATTGTTTTCATAACCCATGTCCAAAAGAATATCACGCATTTTTTTGGCAGTCAACTTGCCTTTATTTTTATCTGATATTCCTGCCGACAATACAATCCAGTTCAGTTTGGAGTGAGCGACTAGTTGATCCCTCATCATCAACTCTGCTGCTGGACTTCTATTGATATTTCCAACACAAATGAAAAGAATCTTTCCACCGATTGGAATTTTCTTCAAATGGTCAAAATTTGAATAATGTTTATCGCGTTCTTCTATGAATTCAGCTAAACTCATATTTTGCCTTCCGCTTGAAGTTTTTCGATGTTTGCCTTAACCGTTGCACGATTATTATCAGCAAAGTTGGTCATCTTAAAGATTTTGTCCAACTCATAATCATATTCACCGAACTTTGGAAACTTATAATCCTCTGGTGTGTAAAAGTCAAGAGGTCTTTTTTGTTCATCAGAAAGTGCATGATAAAGAAACTCTTTAGACCAACGAACGCATGAATCAAATTCCCATGGATCAATTGTTCCAGGATAATGTCTGAATTCAACCGTGTCCGTTTCTTCCCAAAGCTGTCTCAGATTGATGCCTGGTCGTGGACTAAAATACCACATACGAGCACCATCTTTACCAATTGGTGCATGTGCTTCCCAAAATTCCTTGACAGTAGTTGCAGCATACATTTCATCCAAACGATTTTTTGGAAGCATGTATTGATGACTCACTTTACGACGCTTGAATCTTTTGTACGCACCTTCATAAGCTTCTTTGGACATTTGGCTAGGATCAGGCTTCGGGATACGCTCAACGATGTCGAATGCTTCCTGCCCATAGGAATCAATGTATCTTTGCAATTTCTTAACCGCTTCAAGGTCATCTTTTAATCCTGGAACTCGCACGTGAATATGGAGATTTGATCTGAAATTCACAACCGGCTTTGCTTCTTTTGACAATTCACTCAATACATAAGTGAAATTGCGTGTTTGATCAATGGTGGTTGAAGTTGGTTTACAATTAATTTCACCACCCCATGGCCAAATTTCACCCTTTGGATCATTAGCCACACCATTGGAATTCATAACTGTATTATCTTTGGTATTCCAACTATTTCCTTCAGGAAGTTCTTGCCCAAATTTCACATCACCTAATTCAAGTTCACTTCCATATGACCAATTGCTTGGTTCGTATTTTCCCATTTACTGTAAATCTTTCTTATTTGTTGGATGATATGGATTTTGATATAATTCATCGCCTTCCATGAATAATTCAACATTCATTGGTGCTTTGATTGCATTTTTAATGCCAGCACGTTTCAAGATATTTTCAGTAGAAGCGAGAATCAATCGCTCATGGGCATCCCATGAATACCACAAAGGTCTTAAACCATTTCTCCAACCACCAAGTACATTTGATGAATTTTGGAGAAAAACAACAGCTTGACTGCTATCTGGAAATTCTTCGAGAGGATGTTTGTAGTTTTTAAAATCAGACAAAGCGTGTAGCACCATTTCGCTATCATTGCGTGTTTCGCATTTGATAGGCCAATTTTCAGGTGATTCTTGACTGATTACACCATTATGAACGATGGCGTATTTATCATTGGAAAAAGGTTGATTGAACCGAACGTCACTAGTTGAGTATCGAATGTGACCAATCATTGTGATTGATCCATCTAAATTCAAAAGGTTGTTGAAATTGAATTGTTTAACAAACTCTTCAGAACCCACAGGCAGTTTAACGGTGTTGATTTTTTTGCCTTCTAACCATGAAATGCCCGTTGCATGTTGCCCGCGAATACCAGCTTCCAAAAACAAATTGCGAATGAGTTCAAGATCGGTTGCGCAAGGATTGATGGTCTTGTAACCAAGAACTCCACACATTTATTTCTCCTAAATTGGCAATTTATTTGTTACAATTTCATGGGAAACTGAATCGAAATATTCATCCCAACGTTTTTCACGAATTGGATATTTTCTCAAACTGTTCAATGGTTTGATTTTCCAATCCCAAGCTTTCAAAGTTTCATCGTAGAATGGACCATTGAAATATTTTGGCATCAATGATTTGTTCGCCAAAGTATCAACAATAGCCTTTGTATGATTATATCTGGATTCAGGATCATCAAAATCACCGCGATCACCTGATGATTGCATTCCACCTTCATTGAGACCTTGGCCAACATTGTTGATATGACTGATCATACCAGCCCAATTGTAAACCAATGAACCACCATCTTCTTCAATAACTTTGGCTGAACGTTCCATATCTTCATTGTGCCCAAACATGGTTGTATGGAGTTCAAAATTAGTCACAGCACCCCATGCTGAACCAACCAAATAGTGTGGACGAATTTCCTTGAAAGCTTTTCCACTGATGAAAAGTGGATTGGTCATGGACCGGAAGGCGAAAGTTGATATGCCTTCTTCATGAATGGTTTTAAACCCATCGAGTAAATAATTGTGCAAATTTGTTGATTCTTTTTGGATTTTTATTGTCAATGGATGACCAGGAAATTCAAAGAAATCAAAAAGATCGTCATCAAAGAAAAAGACTTCCTTGCCATTTCCAAAGAAATGAAACATGAAGTCAGTAACTTCCTTGATACCCAAGACACCAACAACAATTTGTTTATATGGTTGATCCTTCAAGGCTTCCTCGTAGAGAGCCTTTTCCTCTTTGTTTGCAACAAAAATGTAAAGTTGCTCAGCCAAGTCGAGACCTGTCTGAGCCTTCAAAAACTTGTAGGTGCGTTCGGAAAACGTTTTAGAACGTCCATATGTCCGCATTGCGATTGAATACATTTATCCCTCAAAACATGCTTTATGATCCTGTGATTGCATTTCAGCAATCGTCTTTTCACATCCACACTTTTTACATATGACAACTTGATCAAGAAGTCGCATCTTCTTTTCTTCGTCAAGTTTGCCTTTGACTGAATCTAAAAAGTCCCAAACTCCAACTTTTTCATAAAGATATTTGGCAGTTTCCCAATCTATAACATGATCATATGTGTAATCCGTATCATAGATAAAAGTTCGAGTGCCAAGTATCCAATCTTCGGGTCTACGACCCTTAAAAATTCTAACTGATGTGTTGTTACTGTGTTTGACAGTAGCCAACATCTTCCGGGCAATTAACTCCCATTTTTGAAGCTTATCACCCAAATCTAATTCTAGCTGTCTATTCTCCATACTTTCTTCTAAGTCTCCATTCTTCGTATTTTGTATGAAGAGTTGCTCCACCCCAACCGAGTCCCCACGCAACTAAAACTGTAATCGCAATGAAAAGAAAACTGATCAAATTCATTTCAATCTCCAATGCTATTTAGGGAAGACTTTGTTCAAGCAGCCTTTGCCACCTTGATTTTCTTCCAAGGAGTGTTTGGTCCACCGAGAATAACCGAACGCAAATATTTTCCTATAGCCTGAGGTGAAACACGCATTTGATCGTTCACTTCTGCAAGACTAGGAGTGTTGCCAAATGGATATTCACCTTTATCGTTCATAAACATATTGAAATCTTTGGTGCCACCAATACTGGTGTACATTCCAAGCAAATCTACAAGTTCTTTTGGAGCACGAGCGGGTTCTTTATCTTTGCCATAAAGCCATTGGCCACCGTTTTTTTCCGTAGAAATTGCTTCAGGAAAAGCATCGCACATATGCCCAAGACAACAACGGCCACCCTTATTATCGCGAAGTTGTTCACGAGCCTTGCGAAGTTGAGGCTGTTCCAAATATTCAACAGCCTTCAATCGATTTTCATACATTTGTTGATGAGTAATCTTTGCCATGATAAATTTCCTTCAATGCAGCGACGGTTGTATCAAATGAAGTGTGGTGAACGAAGACACCGCCCATTTCTTCCCACAGATGCTTATATTTCAGTAGATCATCAACCAGAACATCACCAGGGTTAGCATGATCACGCTTGTTACGTGACAAGCAAACGATGATTTTGTCTGTATTGAAACGATCCTTTGCCGCTCGGATTTTTTGTGGTGCGGCCCAGTTTCCAAATGGAGCACCGGTCAGAATGGTTGGGTCATACTGCTGACAATGAGACCACAGTTCCCAACCACCCTTCATGAAGGGTAAATTGTAGAAAAAGTCATCGTGCTCACGAATCAACTTCCAAAACTGCTTTGCGCCATATGTATCTTCATACTCAGATGAAGACAACCCACCGGACAATTCCATAAATTTGGCATCAAAATCCAGCAACACACCGTCTGAATCCAAAAACAGTCTTGGTCTTTCTACAATCATTCTATCCTCTTTATATCTTAAGTTAACAACTCATACATATATGAAGAAGATAGCCGAGTAAAGCCCAATCAACCCCAATTTCTTGAAATATAATCTTTTTCTTCGTGGTTCAATTTTTCAAGAATTGGTTCACGTTCACCACGAAGAATACGAATTTCGTCGAGCGAAAGCTTCTTGCGAATTGAACCCAACAAAGCTTCTTCAGCTTCTTGATCAGCAAGGTCTTCTTCATAACGCTGAATCATATTGTCGAGAACTTCAATATCAGGATTGCCAATTTTGAATTCAGTGCCGTCGTGAACAAAAAGAACATCACCTTTCTTGGTTGTACGGAAAAAGTGAGTTGGTGCGCGCTTCAAATTGAGCTTTGTTTCAAGCTCAATGAGCCGAGCAATAGCACGATAAAAACGTGCTTCGATTTCAATATTCTTGACAAACTTTGCAGCTGCGTCAAGAAGACCATCCTTGTCACCATATTCAGACTTTTCGGCCAACAGAGAGCCAGTGACAATGGCTAGAAGATTTTCGGTCCGTTTGGACATACGAGCAGGACGTCGAGCATAAATGGACTTTTGATGGGTGGCAATGTCCTCAATATCGATCTCTTCCATATCACCCTCCGCAATAACCAAGCCAATAGGCCCAGAAAATGTTTCGCCCGTAAATCCAACCGCTGAAACCGCAATGGTACCATGCGGTCAACTCCAGAGTGATACCAATGACGAAAATCAAAACGCCTATCACATAGAGCAAAATAAATGCTTTGTCGTTCATTCAGTCCTCCCAAGGGCGCTGAATATCCTGATAATAATCAAAGGCATCTTCAGCTTCATCAATAAGCTTGTAATATTTGCGCATATTCCCAACATCATATGCCTTCTTGGAAGCATCCATCAAACGAGAATATTCATTGTATGCTCTGGTTTGTGCTTCAAGAGACATCAGCGCATTCTCCGTTTTGCCTCAGCGTCTTCTTCCATATCCTCTTCCATGCATTCAACGAAGTTTTCATCAAACTTCACAACATAGAAGTGGAAATCACCATCAGGATAATAGACCACGTTGGTCACTTCACCCCAATGTAATGTCGGATGCCAATACTTGTCACCGATTTTCTTTTCATGATCCATTCCAACGACCATCAGAGCCTCACAGCCGAAAACTGAGCCGAACCATCGTGACGGTCATACCAGACTTCGTCACGAGCCTGCTTCTTAACTTTGTTGATTGCTTCACCAGCAGTGAAGGCTACAACTTCGAAGAATTCCGAACCTGACTTGCCTCCGCCCTGATACTGGAGGAAGAAGCGAACGTTGTAGGTCTTAAGAGTTCTCTTTCTCACGGAAGTCTCCATCCAATCACTATAAACATTATAGCTTATTGACTGGATGGAGTAAAGCGAATTCTTCCTTTGGCAGAAGAATTATTTGAAAGATTTTTAGAGATCGTTTGGGTTCATATAGGAACAATAAATTGCCATAGATGCATCCTTTGCACCAAAAGTTATTCTAGCATTTTGACTTGCTTGAATGCACTGGTCCCAAGTTTCAACCGGTGTGATTTTATATTCACACCGATATCCACCACCAGCATTACAAAAAGCCATCACTAACACAACAATTAATTTCGTCATTTTCGCATATACTCTAATTAAAGAAATCGGCCAAATCAGAAGTGAATGCCTCAGGGTGATATTGTTTCAATGAGTCCTCACCAAGATTGGCTCTGAGGTAATCGTACCAACGTTCGCTTTTCCACATGTCTGGATAGACACCATTGAAGTTTTCTCTCCAGCTTGGGCAATTTTTGTCAGTCTTATTCCACATGACAAACTTCTCACGATAATCTTCATAGGACTTTGCTGAGCAACCATTCATTTTTTCACGAAAATAACAAACGATTGAAATTCGTTCAGGCGCATCACCATTCAATTTTGAGATTGGGGTGTTGCCGTGAATTTCATGAACGTCCATCAACAAAACGTCACCAGGTCGAATGTCAACTGCAACACGATATTCAGGGAAGCAAAGATAACCACCTGACCACTCACGATCGTCAGACAATGCCGTCAGATTTCCGAAACCAGCTTCCAAATCGCCAGCATCACGGTGACAAGCAGTACGGAAATTTTTGTTAATTGTGATTGTCGTGTAAACTGATTTGCCAATATGGTACTCAGGATCAATCTTTACGATTTCTTTTTTCTGAGCTGCCCATCTGGTTGGTAACAACTTTTGGAACCATCCTGAAATATCTTCAATGAATGGAACAGACATTTCAAATTTTTCTTTGTTGTTTGCTGTGTAGGCAGTTGCTCTACAATAAGGAATTCTTGGGTATCTGTCATAAAAACCTCCTACACCACTGAAAACTGGATTTGCATAATTGGTTGAAGAAATATATTCCTCAGACACAATTCTTGCTTCTTCCATTTGATCAGTCTTAGGCAACTTTGCAGTTTCGTGTGCCCAGTTCATGAAGTTGAATTCATTGCGTTCGATCTTTTCAGTCAACCATACGTGACCACGCAAAGATGTAACTTCTTTTTCCTTGCCCTTGAATTTTTCAATGAGTTTTTCAAGGGTCAATTTTTCATCTTCACCCATCAATGAAAGAACTGATGGTTGAATGAAAAAATTCAAAATTTCAAACTGAAAATCAGTTACCCATTCACGACCATTTTTTGAATCAGGGGATTGACGTTGAATATCGCCTTCAATTGGACCAGTAGCAATACCACGATTATGTGATGTGGTTGCGCCATCCTTCAACCCTTTATACGCTGCGTCTCGGAGTTCCTTTGAGAAAACTCCCTTGCGAAATTTCAGTAGAACATTGTTATCGCTGGTATCTTCGCCAAACGCATCTGTCTTGTAAACATCAGCGTCTTCGGTCAGCAAAACATCATACGCATCATTATCAAGAAAAGTTCCTAGAAATCCCTCATTTGCTTTTTTACCTTTGAGGAATATTTGCTTTACCAATTATGTCTCCATGCTTCTCGTTGCCGGTTTCGTTATCGCACTCACCGTCACTTTAACGTCAAGTGGCGAAACACTCAATACTTTGTATTTAGATAGATCATTGGTGTGTCTTACCAACCAAGCTTCAAGTTCAGATTTTGTTTTGAAAATTTCATAATTCAAACTGGTGATGGTCTCAGTGTAAGCAGGATATCCATGACCTGGATTTGTTCTGCTACGTTCATCACCTTCATGGTGAACATATGAAGTTGAAGTGCTGATAACAGCATAATGATGATCACTAGGAATGTCATTCAGTTTCATTTTACACATGCCTCATAAACTTTACGAATTGGTTCAAGTTCGCCACTGGTGCTGTTTCGTATTTTGGAAATCTTGTCAACACCGTTGCTGGTAGTTTGACCAACTTCACGGAAATTATTGTCGAGCTGTTGACCATAAACATTGCTACCGTCAACCTTTATAACGCGACGAAGGCTGTATGATTTGGTGCCAGTGAATTGAAGAATATCGCCAGCAATGATGAAGTGCTTTGCCCACTCCTTGAATTCCTTTGATTTGCGGAAATCAGCCTTCGCTGCCAAACGACGCGCCTTTGCCTTTTCAGAATCATAGTGGGATTTCAAAGCAGCATGAGCCTTGTCATCAGGGAAAGTCAAATAGATGGTTGGTTGTGTTCCACGATAAATTGCAACAATGGATACTGTTTCAAGTCGCATTTTCAACGACATGATTTCGACAGCCTTGCCTTCGTTAATCAACTTGATGATCTTATCTTTTTCAGATATGAAAAGAGTTTCATAGATATGAGTCCAAAGGAAATTTGGAATGAAATTGGCAATGTCTTTCAGATTATTAATGTTGAACATGTTCACCATCCTTCATAGCGTTCAAAACAATTTGGGTGCATTGGAGATTGTTGGAACTGTTTGACCCAACGCACCGGTCAATCAAACTCAATGTTCCAGCGACCGGATTGCTTGGTGCGTAAATCCCAGTCAAAATTGAGTCGGCTGCGATTGCAAAAGCAATCAATACAATTCCAGTTACAACGATCAAAACAATCTTAGCTTCATTAGTAAGTATCATTTGTTGTACCACTCCCAAACAAGGCAAATTAGAAATTCTCCGGTGCCCATTTCAATGGCCGCAGGTTCAAGACTTGAAGAACCATCAGATGGATTGGTGAAATCTGTGTAACCTGTTCCCATCATGCCTCGATCATAATTGCCTAGATGACGTGGCAAATTCAAGGCAGTGTTAAAATCAAATTTGTGGTCATCATGCCAAAAGTCCCAAACCTTTGGCTCATCAAGTTCCAATTTTGGATCAATCAGTTTTAGATGCTTCTTGAGATCATTTGTAGCAACGTAATATGGAACTATGACGTTCACTTCCTTTTTGAAGTGTAAATCCTCAATTTTCATATCGAGAATATCTTTATCTTCCTTGGTAAACAGCAGAAGATCAAGAATTTGATCGGTGTTGTAACGCCTGTATTCACCAATTCCGTACTGTGAAATAGGAACAAGATGTTTCATAGCCTTCAGTCTCTTTAACTGATCAGCTTGAAACTTCGTTGAATCGAAATTTTTGACAAGAGGGAAAACATATTCCGCTGCTGCTCCAAGGTAAAAATATTCACCCCACTTGTCAAATTTCTTATTTGATGATACAAGCATTGTCATTAATCTTTCAAAATAGATTGAGCGTGACGACTTGAGATATTGGTGTAAATTTTCACCAATGACGCATAGATATTTTCGAAAATATCGTGAGTCAAAGTCCAAGCACCAGACAAAGGCCATACAACCATCCAAGCCATGATAGTTGATTTGTAACGACTTGGAGTCAAGGTGTTCCAAGAAGATGCAAAGAAATCATCAAACGTTGGAATGGTGCGATCGGCAGTTGGACCAGATTGTGCCCACTTTTTGTAAGTTTCGTAATCATTCTTGCGTGTTTGAATATTGCGATCCTCACGAATGAATAGCCACCACTTGGCAATTGAATAGACGGCACCAATGCCAATATATCCAACAATCACTGATGCGGTTTCATATGGATGTTCAGATACCCAAACGAATGGCGCGCTGAGATCGGAAAATCCGATAAACAATGCAGCCAAAGCCACAGTCACCAACCATGTAAAACCATTTCCCTTCCAGCATGAAATGCTGAGGAAGAAAACTTCCGCCAGCAAAACAAACCAGAACCAACCACCGGATAGCAGAAAAGCTATCCCAAATACTTCACCTAAATTCATTAACCATTCTCCTTCAGCAGTTCTTGTTTCGTGGGCTCGAAGTTATTTTCAGCCCATACCTTTTGCAGTTCTTTCAGTTTGTCACCAATTGCCTTGCCTTTCAGGTGAGGAAAATCGTGACCAGTCAGCGGAAACTTCGGTGCCTCAGCAAACTTGGAACCCCAAGGAACATTATTGATGAAACACCATTCACGCATACGTTCTGCACCGTTTTTGAACAGATCAAAATTGAAATTGGAAGGCTGAAACTTTTCATGCCATTCAATCGTTTTGATCACATCAGCAGGAGCCTTGAATTCACGGAACCAATTAGAACCGATACCCTTCATGAACAGAGTGATTTCGGGTTTCGTATGGGTTGTTTCTTCCGTTTTCAGATTCTTATTGAAGACAACTTCACTGATGCATGAATTATTCATCAGATAGAACACTTGCGTGTCATTAACTTGCGCAGTCTTCATGATTTCTGAGTAGATACGTTCATGGGAGATTTTATGCAGACCCATACGCAAATCACCCATTGCATACATCGCATTATAGTCATGACCAAATCTAAATCGAGCCATGAACCTGAAATAACGCAGGATGCGCAGATAATCTTCCTTGATACGTTGTTCAGGATCACCAACAAAATAAATCATCTGTTGATTAATATGACGCTTCCCTTCATGGAAGTCATGGATATCTCCATTGTAATCCATGTACATAGCATTCATCGTGAAGTCACGACGCTTTGCATCTTCCTCAAAACTATCAGTGAAAGTCACATCAGCATGACGGCCATCCTGGTTTGAATCAACCCGCAGAGTTGTCACTTCATATGGAATGTGATCAATCACCACGGTAACAGTACCATGTTGCAGCCCAGTATCAATAACTGAGTGACCCAGTTTAGTGAAGATTTCCCGAACCTCTTCGGGCTTGGCGACAGTTGCCAGATCGATGTCTTTTGGATTTTGTCTCATGACCGTATCACGGACCGCACCACCAGCAATTCGGGTTTCGCGACCTGCGTCGTTCATAATTTTCATCAGCTCAAAAGCTTTACGCATCATAAATCAATCCTCAATTTCATTCATTATAAACCAAAATTTTTGAAAGTAAAGCATTATTTTGAATGTTCTTCCCTATACGAACCTCAGGGACGCAGGGGAGTTAACGGAATCAATAGGCAGTCAGCGAGAATCAGTTAACGGGACTTGTTAAGGACTTGTTGCTTAACATTTTTCGGCATTTCATGCCTCAAAAGTTAACGCGCACGCGAGGAATTATTTTATTGCTGATTTTTAGATGTTTGTCAAGGGTCTACAAAATTATTTCTTCTATGAAAATTGTAAACCCTTGATTTTAAAGTGAATTATTTTTAGGTGGTCATTGCTAGAAGTTCAGCATCAGTAAATCTGACTTCTTTACCAATGCAAAATCGTTCAGTGATGCCCATAATAGTATTATTACCTGCACCATTTGTTCCAAGGTCCCAGTGGGTATATACTGAATCTAGTACAGCATTTGTTCCAAGATTACCAAGAACACCATTACATGCAACCTTAATCAAACCATTTGGGGTGACAAATCCAGCAACTTTATTCAGTTGTGATAGACCAGTTCTCCAAACACCAGCAGCAGTCGTAGAAGCTCCTGGATTCAATGAAAAAGTTAACGCACCAGTGCCTGTTGTGTTACAGAAGATTCCACCGTCTGATGTGATAACATAACCACCAGTTGGTCTCTCAGAACGTCCTTGCCAATAGAAACCAAATGCTCCACGTGTGATTCCGTAGATTGGTCCAGCATCAGTGTTGAAAACGTTTGGACGGCATTGTGAATTGATCAGAGTTGCGGTGGTTGTTGCATATCTTTGTTGAGTTGGGATATTCAACCCAGATATTGTTGGCGTACAAAGTTGTAGAAAGTCAACTGCAACTTGATCACCTGAGGTTGCCAGACGAATTCGACAAGTTGAACCTGCTGACATCAGCTGAGTGATATATTGTTGGGAATATGATGTGGTGATTAAGCTGGAAATGTCAGTTTCAGTAGTTCCACCATCAAGTGATAAAAATACACCACCAGTACCAGTCACTCGCTTGATATCGAGGGAAAACACACGCTGGACGTTACCTGCCACAGTCTGTTGAATTGTTCCATTGGCAGCTGTAGCAGTGAGAAGTGTCGCTTGGTTAGCTGCTGCATCCGCGCCAACTTGAGACTTTGCAGCAGTCATATTTGACGCTACCCATGTTGCTCCAGCAATGCCGCCATTGAGATCACGATTCCACAACAAGCCATTGGTGCTTGACATGTATGAAAACACACCTTTAGATGTGCGACGAAGACCAGCAGCAGCTTGTAAAACTAATTTGCCAGTTGCATCAGGACAGTATGTTGCACTGATGTTTGATGGATCACGAAACAATCTGCCATCATTGCTGTTGTTACCGTAAGGCTGTGATCCACCACGATAGACATTGTTAACAAAGTCCATATCGATCGCCATTCTTGCGAATGGATTGGTTGATTGATTAAGAGTTGCAGGTGATGCTCTAAGCATTAGTCTTTGATGACCTCAACTGTTACTGTCCATGTCTTACCAGAACCCGGTGTTACAGCATCACGTGCTTCAAGAAGAGCAAAGATATTTTGAGTGCCTGAGCTTGGCGCAAAAATAAATTCTGAACCAACTGATGCTACACCAAAACCTTTTTCAAAATCAGAGAAATGTCTATCCAAAAGAATATCAGAATAACCAAGATATTCACTTTCGGTTGAAAGCCATGCACCATTGTCGCCGTTTGTTACAGTTGGTGAATTTTTGTAGAAGTGAACACGAACGTTTTTGCTTGCCCAAGCAGTATCATTTGTTTTGACTCGAACTTTACGCAACATACCAGTGGTATCATTTGCACGGGAAACAGCCAAAGTCATTGGTGTGACTGAACCAGCAGTGACGCTGTTTGCAATCAAATCACCGATAGCATAGATGTTTGTATCGGCTGGGCGAGTGAAAGTTGCTGTAGCAACTCCGGAACCAGGAGTTGTAATTGGAAGTGCACTTGAAGCAGATACTGGAAGAGGATTAGGAATGCTTACAGTTCCGCCGCCACCACCGGATGAAGTGGTTGTTACGTAATTGAGAACTGAGCTTGAACCAGCTGAACGAACGTAAACTGAAGAACCATTCGCAATGGTCATTGGATTCAGACCACCATCAACAACACCTGATTTCATTACAAAGGTGTTAGCATAATTTGATGATGGTGTACCAGCTGTGGTTTTGATAACCAAATATGTGACACCTGTCACTGGATTCAAAACGATATCCAATGGACCGTCAGCAATTTTTTGGTAAGTTGTATTGGCGGTGATGTTATTGGTTTGTGTCATAAGAAATCCTCTCTTTACAGTATTTAGTAAGAGAGGATTTCTGTTTTATTCATCCAATAGCTTGTTTGGAGTTACTGCTTGACCATGCATCCAATGTTTGATTGTTTGAACATGACCTTTGCGAACGAATTTCGCTACATTTTTACGAAAGTCTGAGAATGGAAACTCAGAAACAGTTCGGACAATGTAGCCTTCATCCTTTTCCCAACTCATATCTTTCCACAGAGCCTTGATTTTCTCAGCATCAAATGGACCTCGATAAAGAGTTTCAACTGGAGTGATGCCAAGAAGCTCAAACCACTCAAGTGTTTCATCCCAATTCAAACAAACGTTGCGTTCATTCCAAACTGAGAACCCAAGGGCATATGAAGGAAGGTCATCATAGCCTATTGAATGCTTGGCGTAAAGATTTTCCACGCAGACACGCCAGTGTTCAGGTATGAGATAACCAATCTGATTATGGAAATTCTTCACCCAATTTCTTGATGGATGATGGAGTGAATCAAGGCTTCGCGCGTGGATATGATCACTGTACATGGTGGTATTTTCACCATCCATCTTTTTAGTCACAACCACTTCTGATTTCTCAAGAACTTCCATGGAAGGGATAATTCGATCATCATTATGAATGCCTTCGCTCCAAGGTAGATGATACGTTCTTGGGTACTTTACATAATGACTGAATTCATGAAGATGACCAGCAAGAATTTTCTGGACGGATTCATCGAAGAAAAGTTCACCGATTAATCGTGTTCCGTTCAACAAAATGGGATTGCCCCATTTGTCATAAACTTGGTCATCATACAATTGAGGCGGAATTATGCGTTTGGTTATTCCTGCGTAAGTACGAATTTCTTCAACAGAAATATCAGTCCTTTCGCAAGCAAGATGATGATCTTCACAAACAGAAGCACCGTTATCAAGATAATACCCACCATCGGGAAAAAGCCTGCGCTCAAAAATATGATGAGCATCAACAGCAGCGTTGCCACAAACAACGCACCGATATCTGTCGCGGCGGAATACTCCCTCACGAAAATCGTCTCTCGACAGTAACATAACTCATCCTATTTTCTTATTTCCAAATTTCTTATAATGTGAATTCTTTCTGTTCGCCCATTTGATCCAGAGTTTAGGCCAAAGCTTGAAAATGACACCTTCAAAGCGCCATTGCCAAACATTCATCCAACTTCCATGCTTACACACTTTACAGGTTGGTTCCCAACGGGAATGAACTGAACAAATGCTGAAAAATCTTTTCTTCCAGAAAAATCGACCACGTTCTGGAATTCTTTCTAACCAAAGTCTGTCAAATTTCATCTTCATCGAGTTATAACCTTTGTGATTGTTGTTATTGTTCTTGAAAGGTATTCGATAGAGTTCTTCTGAACACGATGCCTTGGCTTATGTCCACATTTTTGAATTGCTTCGTCAACCTTGTCTAAATTTTGAAACCAGACCTGATTGAAACTGTCTCCCCATTGATATGGAGTAATTGACCAATCATCGTCTCCAATGTACAGATAGATATTTCCGTCATTATCTGCCGCAAGAATTCGAGCGGAAAATTCAACTTCAGTATTGGTTGTTATCATCTATTCTTTTTCCAAACCTTTGGATTGTAACCTGATGCCATTTGTTTCAGTTTGCGAAGGGTTGGCATCTTCATCCAATACTCAAACCATTCACCAGCAATGAAATGACGATCCCAACGACCTTTGTAAATGATCACTTCAAGTTCGGATGGATCATGAAGTCGAACATTTCGATCGCAATAGATGACTTCGAATTTATCACCAACTTTGCGATTGATTCTTCCATACGGAAGCCAATGTCCACCATCAGCTGGCAAGGTGACAACATCATTCCGTTTCATGACCAACCTCTTGCTTTGTTAGCACGATCCAACCAATACTGGGATTTGGCATAATATTTTTCAGCCAATTCCCTTTTGCCTTTTTCTAAAGCTTCATTGCCCTTTGAAAGCCAAACACTGGCCTGATGCTCATAGGATTGAGCTTTATCACCAGAAATCTCCAGATGTTTGGCAACACGTGGCATCTCACGCTCCGAATTTCAATCCATGTTCATCCAGAAAGATCAGAACGGAATACGTGAATTCTTCACCAGCCTTGGCATATGCCTTATCGATAGCAGCCCTAGTTTTGAACTTCGGTTGCTTATCATAGAAAGGTTGGCCAGCTTTGTAATACAAGCGATTTTGCATAGTGATATTCCAAAGATGTTCCTTCAAAAAGTTGACATCCTTGGTTGTCACCATCTTGAGAAATTCTTCAGCGGTGCCAACACCAACCTGAAAGCGCTCAGCAAAAGCTGAAACAATATCCTGTCTCATTTAGACTTCTTTCCGGTGTTAGCCAGAGCTTTCATGATTTTTCTGGCTTCAGGTTTTGTCAGAATGTTCATCAGATGAGGATAACGTCCCGGAACAAGACCTTGAGTTCGTGCCCGAGGATCAACCCAACACCCGTTATGGACGCGAAGGATATATCCCCAGGAAACAGTTTTGCGAGCTACGGCAACACAAGTTTTGCCGTCCATCACAACCATGTTATCACGAAACTCAAGGAATTCCATTTTACTTCCCCAGCTTCCGATTGATTTCTCGGAGCTCACGTTCTAGAGGCTCGTAGTCACACGGAAGGGCACTAGCCCAACCGTTTCGTGACAATTCAGACAACTGCCTGATAATTTCGGACCGACGCTTCAGCATTCAACCCTCCGTCTTCAACCAACGGCCATCGGCCTGCTTTTCGTACTTCTGACCGAAGCCAGTTCCGAGACGACCGACGCCATGCTTGACGTAACACTTTTGACACATATTGCCCCAAGGACCCTGCTTGGTCTTGGCGTCATACATGACAGCCTCAAACGAGCCGGAGCAGATATCGCAACCGCTCAGAGGAGAAAGCCAATAGACAGCTTCACCAGCAGGCTTCGTATCGACAACAGCTTCCTTCTTGATTTCGGCCATGCCTTCCTTGAAGATCACAGCAAGCTTCGCGAGAGTTTCGTCGGAAGTTTCGAACAGGATATCCTGAATACGAAGAGAAGCTTCGTTCTTACCTTCAGCTTTCAACTCAGCCTTGACCTTGGTTAGAGCAGCACGCATTTTATTGGCAAGTTCGGTCTTTTCCATCACGGTTCTCCATTTCAATAATTCATTGTAGCTGAATCAATGTATGAAGTAAAGAGAAATCTTCGTGTTCTTCTTCCCGGTTCAAAAAATTCTTTACACAGTCACAAATTCAACGTCGTCAATAATTCCATTCAAAGCTGCCTTACAAGAATCAATGGACTTGTAAGTCATTGCTTTGTCCGAAGTTACCCATCCTTCAAAAATCCATCGTGTTGAAGTTGGACCTTTGAATTTGCCTGTTGAAATGCGTTTGATTTTGTAACTCATTCCTTTGATTTGTCCTGTGCAACCTTTGAAGCAAGTTTGCCGTCATACTGGCCAAGGAAATTTGACTTCAAATGTCCCATGAACTGGCCAATGTTTGCGGCATTGATTGAAGTCCAAATTTCACGAAGCTGTTCTTCAGAAAGCTGTTTTGGTAAGAAGCTTTCAATGAAGTTGAGTTCCCAACGACCATCTTCAGTTTCTTTGATTGCCAATGATTCCTGAAGGTTCTTCACAGACTTCTTCAGATAAACAGTGACATCTTCATCGCTGACAACCTTGACGCCATCGACCAGTTTAGCGTTGGACGTTAGATTGCCAACCATTGTTGACAAAGCCAATGTTTCACGCTCATTACGAGCCTTTCGCGCTTCAATCATTCGCGCCTTCAAATCTGCAAATGTGGTCATTTCAAAATCCTTGCTTGTTAAGTATGTATTCGTATCTCTTGAAAATGTTTTTCAACTGTCGTTCATACTGGAAAATATGACCAGCGTCGATCCAATATCCAACATCAAGTTTTCCTTCCTTGATTTTGTCAAAATGTAACCGATTTGGTCCTTCACCAGTTTTGAATTTCTTATCGTAGAAAAGTTCCTCCGATGTCAAATTCGCTTTCAATTCAACCAAACATTCCTCAAGAAACTTTTCTTTGAGTTCGGAATAACGGATTGAATGGATTGTAAACATCGAAGTTCTCCTTCAACAGAAGAATAATTGATTTACAGTGGAAAGTAAAGAGATTTAGTGGAAAAGATACGTTGCCGGAGTCCTACGAATCTCGCTTTCGATTTCGTAATCCTCGAAAAAATCTTCCCAATCCTGTTCAGATTTCAATTCAGCAATTTCTTGTTGAACTTCATGATCTAGATACAACTTGATGTAAGGTTTTGTTTTTTGAGTGTTCATCAACTCTTCAGGAGTCATAGCTTCGCCGAAGACCAACAAATTCTTGTTATCTTTGAACAACTTTGCGTATTCAGAAGTTTCAGGATATGCGGAGATTTTTTTGGAAGATTGAGTTTCTGGAAGTCCAGTGTCGTCGAGAGTAATAGTGCGAATGGTATCTCCATCCTCACGGAAACAATAGAAGTACATAAGCAACTCCAATTAACAGTGGAGGGGAGGACAATTTGCAACATGCTCCCCCATTACGAATAGTGGCCTCAGCAAATTATTTAGCCATCTCAACCCGAAACTTATTTAGGTTGATTAAAATCCAAAAATTTTCTTGGATAGTTGATCCAATGGCCAACCAAGAATGGGTTCATCTTTCGGTTTTTGTTGGGTCTTGATTACGATTTTTATTTTCTTCATAACGTTTTCCTCCAGGATAATAATCTTCAACATCATCTTGTGGCAACATTGAATATGCTTTCCAAGCACCTTGTTCAAAGGCACTGCGTCGAGTTTGCGATGAAAATGCGCTTTCAATTTTATCTCCCAACGCATATTCAGGAATGCCTGAGAGATAATATTCAGTCATCACCCAACCAAATTCGCGAGCATATTCAGATTGGAATTGTCTGGTTTTGTAATCTTTCCACCACTTAAACATTGGTGTCGCTCAGAAATATCACGCGATCAGACACTTGATATGCCATCACATCAATTTGCTTGTAATGTTGTTTAGTGATTTCCATGATCTTGCGAATTTGAACCTCATTGCATGCGATACGAACAGGAATCATTCGTTCCTCATACAACTTGTCATCAGTGCGATCAATCCACTGACCCTTTGCCGGCTTGTAGATTGTTAAACCGCTTGAAATTTTACGAACACGTTCGTCCCAAACTTTGTGGTGGCGAGTGCGAAATGGCTTGCCTTCATTGGAAATGGTTGGAACGTAAATTTCCCACAACATCAGTTTGATTCCTTAAAATCGGGTGATACAGCAATCATTTCCGACCAAATTTCTAATGCATATTTTCTCATTTCATCGTTCAACATTTCTGCCAAACGTTTTGTGGAATCAGTTTTTGCCAAATCTGGTCTTGATTTGCCTTGTGTATCCAACATTTCCTTTGTTGGATTGATTGGTACGAGTTTCCAGCCTTCTGGGATTTGCATCAATCTGATTCCTTCCTTTGAACTTTTGCAGCAAGTTCACGAACCATTGGGAAAAAGTCATCATGTTCAGGCACGAACTTTTCACGCTCAAATGCGTCAACAAGATATGAGAATTGTTCCATTGAGGTTTGGCCAAGGCCGAGGCGAGTCATTTCACCGGTCAATACACGGGAAATAAAATGGCGGGCATCCATGACAAATCTCCATTGATCAAATGAAAAGGGAGAGATTTAGTTTCAAAGGATACGGATGGTCCCCTGAACTTTAATCTCTCCTTTTTGGCTCAGCCACAAGGCAGCTTTCCTGCCCTCGACTTTTGGACAAGTCGGCAACCGCGTCAATATTAGTCCAATAACTCTGCTTTACTGCGGAACAAACCCGAATAAAGTGTACCGATCCTGTTTAAAGCCAGTGATCAAGGCATTCTGATACAATTAAGGTAGTTCTATCTATTTTTAAGATCACAAAATTAAGATAACAGGGAACTTAGAGCATGACAGCCTCCATTTACGTTGGTTCAAACTTTACATTTACCCTACATCAACATTTTACTTTTTCATCTACATTTAGTCAATCATTTTCTTCTACCTTAAAGAAGAAAAATTCAATGACACCGTTTGCAACATACCATCTACGACTTAACGTCTCCGGAGTGTACTGACATTTGGAGAGGCACGGTTCTCTAACACCCCATGGATTGATCGATCCATGTTACTCCAAAGCCCAATGAGGTGACTGCTACTGCTCATGAGTTATACATAGCAGTGCCTTCCATTAGGTTGCGTTTATTTATTACTTGCCTTTGCCGTGGCCTTGGCCACCGCTTTGACCTTGACCATTTCCTTGTCCACCGGCTGAGTTGCCTTGACCGGAGTGGTCGGAGTTTTCGGCATCGTTGTGATCACCGGAGTTTCCTGGTGCGTCTTGGTCACCGTTGCCGTGGCCGTTGTTGTCATGACTAGTCTGGCCATTGTCAGAACCGGAATCATCGCCAGTTCCACTGTTGCTTCCAGAATTGCCACCGTCATTTCCGTGATCATTCGTACCGCCTCCGGTGTTGCCATGATCATCACCGGAATGGCCTGGCGAACCGTCATCATCGGAATTGTCGCCCGGATCGTTGGAGTGACCTGGATTGCTATTGTCGTTATGATCATCATCATTGCCGTGACCATTGTTCGGATGGTGGTCATCATTTCCACCGCCATTATCGCCAGGACCAGGACCGTGATCACCACCACCATTGTCTCCGGGACCATCATCGTCTCCGCCGCCAGTGTTGCCACCGCCACCGTTGTTTCCGCCACCCGGATTGCCGCCGCCATGTTCACCACCACCAGGATGATGATCGCGTCCCTTGAAAGAATGCTCGTTGTTGGCGCCTTGGCATGAACCGAAATGAGGACTGATCACTTTGGTTGGCCAATGACAATCCCAATGCTCAGCTGCGAGCGTGTTGGCAGTATTTGAAAGCAGCGCGATTGACGCTGCGATGATAAGATTCCTATTACGCTTAATCATGTTAGTAACTCCCCTTCTGTTCCATTCACTTACATTGCCACCAAAATTTTAGATGAGGCACTGGTTGCCGCCAGTTTTGAATATGGTGTTCGGCAAAACATCCATAACTTATCCCCTTGGGGACCTCTATGCCCGCAGCTTTCACGCTCCGGGATAATAAAAGGAAGCCTTCCCCCAACTGTTGTTCCAAGGACATCTATCATTCGCCCGAAGGCTAGACGATCTATCGTTGGCAGCTGCGACACGTCCACTAGGCTTCAGTGTGTCGCCCAAACTACTCGATCAAACGCAGATACAATCACCGATACGACCAACCTTACGGATGAAATAAACCTGTCCGTTCATCTCAAATCCAATCCAATGGAACCCACCGGCATTGTAAAGCTTGAGTTTCATTTCCAGACCCTCCGACCATTCGAGTACATGAAACCAGAGAAGTAAGTGTGAACCACTTCAAGGTCCTTGGCGGATACGTCTTCAACACGGTTGAATTTCAACGCCCAATCGCAAGTTTCTTTATCAGCGAAGGCGGAACCGGTGTCAACACCGTCAACAAACAGGTGATAGAGGGACTGAAAGCAATGCTCAGGAAGACCAGTCGCATCACGATCAAGGTAGCGAACGGCGAGAATTTCTTCGACGAGGTAAGCGCGAGACATTTCAGTATCCTTCGTTTCACCTTATACATTCATTATAGGTGAATTGATTGAAGAAGTAAAGAACTTTCTTCTATGGTGTAGAAGAATCTTTTGGGTTCGCCGCTTCATGTTCCAACGGTTGACAGGATGCCGTCAACAGATAAGGATAAATGTCCAATCCACGCATCAACATCTTAACGCGAATACCATATGAAGTGATCGTACATTTGGTAATGACTGGTGGAATGGCAGCTGACAAATAGTCAGGATAGAAAATGCGGCCATCATGAAACACCGAATAGACGTGGTTGAACAAGATCGGGTCAATTCGAAAATAGATCGAACTGTTTTCGTCGCACGGAAGTGTTTCGCAACCTTGGGCTGAATACACGTCAGCATTCGGGTTCACTTCTTGTGAATTATGCATATACACAATTTCATTGGTATTATGTGTCAACAAAAATAGGCTGGTGTAATAAGTCAAATCAATGACGACAAACATCGCTGAATATGAAAGACACAACATCACAATCAAAGTTGCTGCACGAATTGGGGCAAACTTTCGATTGCCAAATTCATTGACGAAGAAGGCATATTTGTTCCAAGTCTTGAAAAGGTGATTGATGAATTTATTGCCTGCCCAAAGAACAGGCTTTAGAAATGGCCGAAGAAACACTCTCCAGAAACCTTCAACCAGCCAAAAGACAAAGTTGAAAAGTTTCTGGAACCAACCAACAGCTTCACCAACAATTGTTGAAGTTCTCTCTGATTCATTCTTGCGACGATTGTACTCAGCTTGGGCATCTTGTGCCTTCAGCTTCGCAATTTTCTCAAGCAGCGGATCTTGTTGCATTTTCATCCTCAATCAATTCATAGGTGAATTTCTTGGTCTTCTTATCATAACCAACCTTGAACGTTCCATGGAAATCTGGATGATTCAAAATTGTGTTAGTGATTTCTGGTTCAAGGTTTGCTTGGATATAACCAGGAAGACCACGAGCACCAATCACTGGATTATAGTGATCAGCACAGAATGCCTTCAAATCTGTTGGATCAATCCAAATGTTCAACCCTTGATCCATATATGCTACATCCATTGAGTTGATTTCGCGTTGAACGATCTTTTCAATTGAATCAAGCTCAAGACGTTTGAAGCACAAAATATTCTCACGACCAGCAAAACGGTTCAGGAATTCTGAACGATAAGTTCCATCCAAATCCTTATTTGCCAAAGATTCCATTTCCTCAACCGTCAAATCCTTGTTCAGGAAATGAGGCTGACCGATATTGGTGGTCATGATAATGATAGCATCAGAGAATGATATAGTTCGTCCAACGTTATCAGTCAAGCGTCCATCAGACAAAACCTGAAGAAAAATATTGAAGACGTCAGGATGAGCTTTCTCAATTTCATCGAACAGCAGAATACGATTTGGGTTCTTACGCATTGCGTTGGTAAGAATACCACCAACTTCAAAGCCTTCATATCCTGGAGGAGCACCAATCAGTTTTGCAACCGCATGCTTTTCCATGTATTCAGACATATCAAAACGAGTCAAGGCTGACTCATCGTCAAGAAGGCAAGCAGCCAAAACTTTGGCAATTTCAGTCTTACCAACACCAGATGGTCCAAGAAACATGAATGAAGCTTGCGGCTGATTTTTGTTTCGGCGACCAATTCTGGCAACCTTGACTGCATCAGAAAGTCTGCGAACAGCTTCATCTTGACCAAAGATGCGCTTGTTCATATCGCTTTGAAGGCTCTTTAGCTTTTCACGTTCATCTTGGTTGAGTTTGTTAGC